CTTGTCAAAGGTGCATTCCGTATGCTCACACTCAAATTAGGTCAAGCAAATGTCCCACTCATTGTCACAAATCATACATACGATGTCATCGGAGCTTATGTTCCAACGAAAGAAATGGGGGGAGGTTCTGGACTCAAGTATGCAGCGAGTACAATCATCTATCTCAGCAAGGCAAAGGAGAAGGATGGAACGGAAGTCGTTGGAAATGTTATCAAGGCAAAGACTGTCAAATCGAGGTTGAGTAAGGAAAACAAGGAGGTCAAGATACGATTGTTTTACGATGAACGTGGTCTTGACAAATACTATGGACTGCTTGATCTTGCAGAGAAATATGAACTTGTCAAAAGAGTGGGTAATAGATACGAAATCAAAGGTAAAAAGGTGTATGCTAAAGAAGTCTACAACAATCCAGAAAAATATTTTGATGATGAGTTAATGCAAAAATTAGATGAGGTATCACAGATAGAATTTAGTTATGGTAACTAAAACAGATCTACCACTATATCCTATTCCAGTACGTTTGTATAATTTTGGTAAAAATAATCATGAACTTGATAAAAATCTCATACAAGATACCTTAGATCATTACAATAAAAGCAAAGGGATGGTCGGGAGCAATCTTGGTGGTTGGCACAGTAAGACTGGACTGGAGGACAAATATGAGAGTTTCAATCTTCTTAGAAAACAGATAGAAGATAGTGCAAATGATTATTGTAATGCATACGGATTTCAAAATGGTCTCATAGTAGGTAATCTATGGGCAAATTTGAATGGTAGTGGTGACATGAATGCGGGGCATCATCATGCAACTACAGGTCTTGCAGGTGTTTATTACCCTGTCAAATCTATCGTTGACAATCAATGTGAGTTCAATTATACTGATAACTGCACTCTTATGCCTGGCATTTGGGACGGAAAAAATGGGGGATCTATTTACTTTCAAGATCCTTGTTATGGTTTGAAGTCCAGACTCAAAAAAATAAAGACACCGACTGCATACAATTTGAGTATGTATTATACGTATCCTGTGTCTGGACTGCTAATCTTGTTTCCATCTTATCTTATTCACACTGTCACACCATTTAGAGAAAACATTAAAAGGATAAGTATTTCCTTCACAGCAAATTATGAGCGAAAGAGTCCCCCTTACGATTCTAAAGAATCTATTACATGATGAAGAATACACAAGAAAGGTTCTCCCTTTCATACAATCTGATTATTTTGAGGAGGTCTCTGATAAAACTGTCTTTGAAGAGATAGCATCTTTCCTAAAAGAGTATGATAGTCTTCCTACTAAAGAAATACTGCATATAGAGGTAGAAAAAAGAAGTGATCTAAATCAAGATCAATTTACCACTATTAGTCAGTTGATTGACGCTTTAGATATAGCAGAATATAAGAAGGAGTGGGTATTAGATACGACAGAATCATGGTGTAAGGAGAGAGCGATATACAATGCTTTGATGGAGAGTATAAAAATTGCTGATGGACAGGATGATAAGAAAAAACCAGATGCTATTCCTAGTATATTATCTGATGCACTAGCAGTAGGATTTGATCAACATGTTGGACACGATTACATCGATGATTCGCAAGATCGTTATGCTTATTATCACAAAGTTGAAAACAAAATACCTTTCGATCTTGAATACTTCAACAAGATTACGTCAGGTGGACTCTCTGATAAAACTCTCAACATTGCTTTGGCTGGCACTGGTGTTGGTAAGTCTTTATTCATGTGTCATGTTGCCAGTTCTTGTCTTACACAGGGTAAAAATGTTTTATACATCACACTTGAGATGGCAGAGGAGAAGATTGCAGAGAGAATAGATGCTAATTTATTGAATACGAACATCAAAGATATAAAAGAATTACCACACAATACATTTACTAAAAAGATTGACAAACTTGCTGCAAAGACAACAGGTAAACTTATTGTCAAAGAATATCCCACCGCATCTGCACATGCAGGTCATTTTCGTGCCTTGCTTCAAGAATTGAAGTTGAAGAAATCATTTGAACCTGATATAATATTTGTAGATTATCTAAACATCTGTGCCTCATCACGCTATCGAGGTTCTGTAAACATCAATTCATACACATATGTCAAAAGCATCGCAGAAGAGTTACGAGGATTGGCAGTCGAAACTTCTATCCCATTATTTTCGGCAACGCAGACTACTCGGTCTGGTTTTGCTAGTTCAGACCCTGATCTTACTGACACAAGTGAATCTTTTGGTCTTCCAGCTACTGCTGATCTTATGTTTGCCCTTGTTAGCACGGAAGATTTGGAACAACTTAATCAAATAATGGTCAAACAATTGAAGAATAGGTATAACGATCCTACGATGAACAGAAGATTTGTTGTAGGTATCGATAGAGCAAAGATGAGATTGTATGATTGTGAACAAGATGCTCAATCTGATATAATGATTGACGAAAATGATACAGCAGAGTATAATGAAAAGGAATCCAAAGCTAAATTCGATGACTTCAAATTTTGATCTAAAATATCTTCGTTTTGTAAATAAAGTTACCAGTGATGAATCAAAAGATGGTGTAGCATTTGTAAATCGTGTAAGAGAACTTGAGGAGTCATCTGATATACATCGTCTGTTGACTGCTGCTGTAGGTATGAGTTCTGAGAGTGGTGAGTTTTTAGAAATAGTCAAAAAGATAATTTTTCAAGGCAAACCATACAATGAAGATAACATAAGACATCTAAAAATTGAACTAGGTGATATTCTATGGTATGTTGCACAGGCATGTATGGCACTTGATGTTCCTTTCGATGAGATATGTGACATGAATATAGATAAATTATCTAAAAGATATCCAGAAGGACATTTTTCAGAATACTATTCAGAAAATAGAAAGGCAGGTGATCTGTGAAAAGAATACGTGAGTTTGATACTCTGATTGCAAGTATTATCAAACTGTATACAAAAAAACCAAAGAGAAGAACACTAAAGAAAAAAGAAATACAAGATTTTCTAAGTTTTGTATATACCTTTACAAATAAGGATACTAAATATAAACAAATACAAACAAACTTGATGGCATATATCAAGTTTTTTGACGACGAGATCTACACAAAAATACGTGAAGCATTTTCTGACATTCATAACCGAGGCACGAGAGACTAAAGCATCCCAACAAGCAAAGAGATTGGGATTAGTTGGTGATGGTCATGGAGATTGGTATGATCAGCAAGGTAACCTAAAGGCAAAGACTGTCAAGGGTGAACTTAAGATATTTGATGGTCGTGGTAGTAAAGACGATGAAGACTCTGCTGCTAGACAACCATATAGGGATGTAAGTAGAGTTGCCCAGTCACCCACAGAGTTTCTAAAAACAAAAAGAGGATCACAATTAGCTACAACTGCTAGACAAAGAGATCCAGAAATCACTGGTGGGTCTGCACCTAAATTAGATACACCCGAACCAAAGGCACCATTGACTGTCGCCTTTGATAAGTTTGATGATGACGAGATTACCACTAATGTATTGACTACAGTGGGTGAGATATCAACAAACGAAAACTACTACATATTTCCAAGTAGAGAAAGCAACATTGAGGAACTGAAGAATGCTTACCCTGAGATTAGTGAGTCCATCATCGATGACAAGAATGCAGAGACCATCTACGATGTCCTCCAATCATTATACGAAAATGGGTTTGATGCAATTAATATTGTCGTTAGAAGATCAAGGGCAGCAGCGATCTCAAAATTAGCGTATGAACAGAATGGTGTCTTGTATAATTACAAGATGTTAAATGTAATACCTGTGGACGAAAGGTCGGTAAGAGAACAATACTTAGCAGGTGATATATTCAAAAAAGGATCGGTAGTAGAATGTCATGGGCAAATGGGGGAGATTATAAGAAGGGGTGCTAATCATCTTATTTGTATTGATGAACACAAGCAAATGTTTAGAGCATGGATATCGGAAGCGACAGAAGTAAGTAAGTTTGATTTGCCCATAGAGTTCTGATGCAAAAAAAATCATGTATTTTTTTGAGTGAAGATGAATGTAATACTATCACCCAATACATTTTTGATACAGAAAAAGAAGTTAAACTTTTAGGTAAGGATTTATATCTTGACACAGCACCTGACTCATTGACAGGTAGATTTGGGGTTCATAATTATCTTTATACAGAAGTATGTGGGCAAATTTTGATACCTAAAATAAAAAATTTATTTGGAAAAGATTTGCTTGTGCAATGTTGGGCAAATATTTTTCGTAAGGGTGAAGGTATACTACCTCATAATCATGGAAGTAATTTTATATCTGGAAATATATTTTTAGATGGCGATGAAAGTGTAGGGACATTTTATGGGTTTGAAAAAGTTACTAATAAAAAAGGTGAGTTGACTTTTTTCAACAGTGAGATGATTCATCATGTAGAAAAAAATCCTTTTGATAAACCAAGAGTATCCATGGCAATGGATATTTACTATATGAGTAACTTAACTGAGAGTAAAATAAAAAAAATGAAAGGACAAACAAATAGATTTTTTCAGATTACTAAATAATAAACGACAAGTAAGTTAGTAACATGAGTAATCCTTGGTCTGACATCTATAAAGAGATTAGAAAACCATACCTAGAGGGTCTTGATCCTGTTGGTAAAGAGGACGGTGATGTCAACAATGACGGTAAGAAAGATAGTTCAGATTCTTATCTTATGAAACGTCGTAAGGCAATCTCCAAAGCGATGGGTAAAGAAGATAAGAAGGTGAAGAACGAGCATCATCAGAAAGATGCTGATGGTAATCCTATTGATCATGGTGATGACACACCATCTAATGTAGATGAGATGATCACTTTGACCAAAGGTGACTATGGTTCTAGAAACGTTCCAGGTTCTGCATATAACACTGCTAAATTAAAGAAATTTGATCCAAAAATTTATAAAGCAGGTGGTGGATTAGGTGCTAATTTTCTACCATTAGTAAACTCATATGAACCTGCAAAGGTCAATAAACCAAATTACTCAAACTGGAGAGAGGATTTTGTCTGGGATGACAACGTTGACGAGGCAGCGAAGGGAAAAAAACTAGATGTCAAGGAGAACGGGGTCAAGAACAAAATTGAAATCAACCCAGACGACGGACTGAAGGAAGAAAAAAAAAAATTAAGTGAAGCAAAACCATTAATACCTACAGTAAAGACAACAAAAAAAGATAAAAGGGATATGTCAAAACCTGATGGTACAGCAAAGGTTGACTATCGAAATCTTTACATGGGTGAAGCAGATGTATCAGAAGCAAAGTATGAAAGGGGTGCATCTAATTATGGTAAGGCATCAATAAGAAACAAGAGAATGTTTGGTAAGGGTGGTAATGCTAGACCACCAGAGGAGAGAGGTGCTGCAATAACAGTAAGAAGGGCAAGGCATCAGGAAAGACGTTACGTCAAGAAAGGTAACAAGTATCATGAGCCTGGTAAGTACAGACCAGAAGTGCATGGTGTAAACAAACCTGAAGAGGAGAGAAAGGGAAAAAATATTTCATGATCAATGAAAAAGCACTATCAAAAAAACAACAAAGGTTCTTTGGGATTGTTAGAGCGACTCAAAAGGGCACTTTCAAAGGCGAGACCACGCCACAGGTTCAAAGAGCTGCTTCCAGCATGAAGAAAAAAGACGTGAAAAAGTTTGCATCTACTAAACATAAAGGTTTACCAGAGAAAAAAATGGCAAAGGAAGGCACATGTGGAAAGGGTGAGTACTATTGTCATGATAGAAAAAAATGTATGCCTATACCCAAGGGTGCAAAGGTGGGCAAGGACGGTATGTTAGTTAAAGAAAAACTAAATATCGGTGAAGGTTCACTACATAAATGGTTCAAGGGTTCTAAATCCAAGGACGGAAAAGGTGGATGGGTCAACGTAGTTACAGGTGGAACTTGTGCTAGTGATGAACCTGGTGAGGGCACACCCAAGTGTGTATCATCTTCTAAGAGAGCGAGTATGTCAAAAGCAGAAAGACTCTCTGCTGCTAGACGTAAGAAGAAAGCAGATCCTGGTCAGCAAACCAAATCAGGTGCTGCAAAACCTACCTATGTCTCTACTGATAAACCTAAAAAGAAAATGAAAGAATCAATAGAAACAGACTCTTCTAAAAAAAGAGCACAAGCTATCCTCGATGCCAAACGCAAAAGGGAGGAGGATAAGATGCTTGCGAAGAAGGAGGAAGTGCAGACTGAGGCAAAGATTGATAAGATAGATCCTAAGAACAAGAGAAAGAGAAGAAACGAGGTGACATTTGGCAAGCAAACCAAACCTTATGATCCACCTGGTAAGGCATACAAGAACGAGATGGGTAAGTTTCTACAGAAACAAAGGAAGGAGAGGCATGATAAGATGCGTGGTGTTAAGACTAAACTAAAAGAGTATTCACTTCATGAGAATCCTGATACCAATCTATTCGGTCCTAAAACAACTGAAAGAATATTAAACACTATTGACAATAGTCAGAAGTTTTATAAAAAAATAACCACTAATCCAAAAACAGGTAAACTGAATTTGGGAGGTAAAATATTGAAGGGTATTTTTGGTTCAAGAAATCCTGGCGGTCAGTATGGTGGTGCAGATAATCCTGGCAAACATGAATTCAAAAATTCATACACCCCACCAGGCGAGGTAGTATTTGAAAAGGTATATGAAGAAGGTATTCCTACTGTTACGGAAGCTCTCCCATTGGTTCCTACTCTTATGAAAGCTGGTGGTATTATTGC